CCAGAACGTGTTCTACCGATTGGGCCTGGACATAGATCAGATCATCTAGATTACATCCGGTACGTTCCAGGAATCCTGGGTCAATCGCTGACTCTGAATCCATATATACCACCGTCATGCCCATCTTCTGGGCATTGGCTGCACACTGCGCGGCCATGAAAGACTTGCCGGTTGATTCAAGACCCGCAATCTCCGTGAACTTGCCAACTGGTATACCACCAAGCTGACCGCGACAGACAATAGAATCCAGCCACCGAGAACCGGTGGGGATCCATTCTTTTACTTCTGTAGGATTTGCTTCCTTCAGATTGTGGGCGACATTCACGCCCGAAGTTTTGTTGATTAGGGTTCGCAGACCATCAATTGAAATCTTGCCTGCTGTTGACTTACTTTTTGCCATCGAATCTTTCTCCGTATCTCTTATAAATTTCTTCCCTCACATCTGTGTGGAGGGATGTTACATGGTCGCGAGTATCGTGAATACGGCGCTGCAGCTCGAGCATCCAAAAAAACATGATACTAAAGCCCAGCGCCGTCCACACAATCTTATTCCGCGCTATCGTCGTCGTCGGTAACAGCACTATCATCGTCATCCGATGCACTGTCGTCGTCGTCTCCACCGGGGCATCCCGTGGAAGTAGTAATAAAAAACCCCATCAATAGGGCAAAAATGGCCAAGAGGGCCATTCGGTTAATTCGAGCAATCATTTAATTTCCTTTCAAAATTCTTGTTCTGTTATGATCAGCGATCCTTCGTTGATCAATCTTTCATAGTGACTATGATACCCTAAAAGTTCCACCGTGTCAACTACTATTTTGCGCATTACTGAAGATTTACCGGTGATGATACGAACTGGTAGTTCGTTGTTGTACACAAAGCTGTGGACTCTCTGTTGTACCATTTCATACTTCTCACCGTGTAAATCTAAAGTATGCACTAATCCAGCGTTAGTGTTCCGGCTGCAGTTTGGACTGAAACCTTGAACCCGCTAACAATCGAGTCAGCAGAGACAAATGACGACTTGTTGTCGTCGATCTCATATAGGTCGCTTGCCCTCACTCGAACAGTAGTCGAGATATCACAGCGGCCGCGTTTGTAGTCGTACTGCTCAGTCGAATACTCCAAAGAATACTCTCCATCATAGATCGTGCTAACTAGCTGCTCGGTCAAGTAGTCCTCAAATCCGCCTTCGCGTTCATAGTCTTCAAGAAGACCGTTGTCGCGCATCGCGGCGAGAATATCGCCGTCGCCGTAGGTGTCCGAAACGGTAACGCCAGATGCAAGAAGACTTCCCAGCATGGCTGCCGTGTTGGTCTCACTTACTGACTCCTGGACGTGGCTTTCGTTAATGTGCCACACCTCACACCCCTCACTATAACTGAGGGTTACATAGTTCTCATCGCTTACGTTTAGTTCTCGTAGCTTATTTACAATATCACTCATTTTAAAATCCCTTTTCTTTGTTGATAAGTTGAGACCCCTGTATCCCCGGGCCTCCCTGCGGCTGGCGGAGTTTAGTCCGAGTTCTTGGTCTCTTGGACCTCAACACGGAGTTCCTGTGCTAGCGTCTTGACTTCCTGCATTGCCTTACGAACACGGGTTCCAGCGGCATTGTTTCCGGTGCCGAAGAACTTGGTGTGGTCGTCCCGAGTTTCCTCGAGAATGGTAATCAGTTGTTCTAAACGATTTGTATCAGTAGTTGTCATAACTCTTCCTTTCTTTTTTGAGGCACCTGATAACCCTGTGCCCCCCTGTGGGTTTGACCTTAGGCGGCCAAGTCTTTTGCCTCTGCTACCCCAAGTCCTTCCAAGTCACCAGTTGTGACATAAGTATCAAGGCGCCCGTGAAGCATCTTCTGACGCTTGCCGCGAGGGCCCTTCTGATGGGGTAATCCCGGCCATGCGTTGTAATAGTGAGAGCGGGATATCTCTGCAGGATCTTCGCCAGTGGCAATTTTAGCATCCTTAGCAGCAATAAAAGCTCTCTCTCCTTGATCAATCAAATCATCATCATTTGCCTTGATGGCTTTGAAAAATTTATCATAATCAGTGATGATAAAATCATTGTCATGAACCCATGCACTTGCAAGTACTGCGGCCCACGCGGTCTTGGCTGCGATCATCTGAGATGGTTTATAATGAGTCTGCTTCTCAAAACAATTCATTGCCATCTGCAAGATAGCTTCTGCTCGCTTAAGCTCCTCCTTGTCATAAGGGGATGTGGCTGAGATAATGCTCGCCGCTGTAAGCCCTATAACATAGAAATCATCAAGCGTTTCTTTTGTAAGATCAGGAAGCGCGGAAAAGCGGTTCGTGCGATACGATCGCACCAACGCCATGGTAAATTTAACGAGAAGCTCGTCGTCTCCCATGCGCACCACCGACTTGTCGCCGGTGGCTTTTACAACCCGACTCAACGGAACGCGCCAGCGATCGCGCCAACCGCGAATCACCGAGGCGATGGGTGAAGCATAAGAGTTACGATCTTCTTGGTCGTTGGTGGCAGAGCCACTATTTAAATCACGGAAATGTTGTGATAAATCCTCATACAAAGAGTCAATCTCTTTGGAGAGGTTGATTGCTGCCGAGAGAAACTGACTCTGCAGTACCTCCGGAGTATCCTTGAAATAGACATTTTCCAAATGATGGGTTTTCCCCAACACATCCATAAAGGTACCGGTCAAAGTAGTTTCGTTGTTGAAATACTTAAGGGTCGTCTTGGTGCGATGCTGTCCATCTAATGAGATAAAGGTAAAACCACGATCTAAGATCTTCTGAAAAGCTCTTTCGCTGTTTACCTGTCCAGTGGCGCGTGAGTGTTCCAGGCATGCTGCAACGTCAGCCACCACAATAAGAGTGTGTGCTTTCCCTCTGAAAAGCTTCAAGAGAAACCGGTTCTCTTGCTTGCGTGTCCAGGCGCCAAAGCGACGCTGGAATGATTTGTCGTAATAGACGCGCGCATCATTACATGCGCTAATAAATTGACCTACGGTCATTGTTGATAACATATTTTTATTCCTTTCATAGTTGGGTGATAGAACCAATTGCTTCGACTGAACCAATTGCCTCCAATATGTTGGGTGAGGCCCCTGATAACCCTAGGCCTCCCTGTGGGGGGGATAATTAAAGAGCGCCAAGCTCTGCAAAAGCTGCATCTACAGCGGTTGCTTCACCGTCTTTGGTGGTGGTTCCATACTTCGTAGTCTCGCTACTGACCGTCTCCGGGTCGTCGACCTGGGTGTTCATGAAGGTATCCAGAATAGTCTGGACTTCCGCAGAACTCTTCCGCTCGAACAGCCCAGCAAACTCCGGAATACTATCGAGAAGCTCCGCACACTTATCGGGGGTCATTTCCTCGCAGAGGGGGGAGGACCGACGACGAGGCACAAGCTTCGTCTGCGGGAAGGAAGCGCCCGGGGGCTTTCCATAAGTCATCTGCAGATCCGTACCGGTCTCCGTGTCGGTGATGTCACCATACTCCGGATTAAGCACGAGAGTCAAAAGATTCTCGTAGGCGGTCTTACCGTAGCCCCAAATGCGCACACCCTTCTCTTCCTCACCGCGAACCATCACGGGGCTGAAGAAGCGCTGACGCACGAAGAGGGACTTTGCGACCTTCTTGCTGTGCTCATCGTTGTTGTCTGCGCCTTCGCGCCACAACTGTGAGGCGAACTCACATACAGGACAGTCGTCACTGTAGTTTCTCTTGGGACATAGGAAACCGCCCTTTTCGACATTGTAGTGAAACCACATTTCCTTGAAGGGGTCTCCGTCCGCTGTCGGAACGATTCGAATAGTCTGGTCCCCGTCCTCGGGGCGCCAGAAAGTGTCATTTGAGTTACCGTCTCCACGTAGTGACGAGAGCTTTTCTCTCATCTTATCTAAATTGATACCCATTTTTATCTCCTTATAGTTGGGTTAAAGTATGGCCAGCAAATATCCTGACCATCTATACACTATTATAACAGTGTGGTTCTAAATGTCAAGGACATTCTCGTCCTCTTCGTAAATAAGTTCAGTTAGCTCTTCAAAGCGAGCGATCGCCTTATCACAATAATCTTTGTCGAATTCACAACCAGTGAAGCTTCGTCCTGTATTGGCAGCTGCGACCATGGTGGAGCCGGAGCCCACAAAACAATCCATGACCACATCTCCGGGGTTGGTATTAGCCTTGATGATCCGTTCCAATAACGCAATAGGCTTCTGTGTGGGGTGCCAGCCGGCATACTCCTTAGAAGTCGTGTGATTGTTCTTGGTCCACACGTCTGTAGGGATCTTTCCTTTTGCAAAAATTGTATTCTTTGCGCTGAGAACACTAAGCTCAGTTTGCAATTCGGCAGTCGTCTTCTTATTATAAGAGTACTTCTCCCAACTATGCTGATCCTTTTCATTTCGCCATTTACGGGGGGACTGTAGGTGAGCATCAATCAAGCGTGTCTTGCGTGTGATATTCATGTTTGTCTTTACGGCGCGGGGGATTCGTATGTCATCAGCGTTGAAAAGAAAGTCCTTCCCCTTAGAATACATGAGGATATCTTCGTGCTTGCGTGCAAACGTCTTCTTGGTTCGGCCACCCCAATCATAGGCCCAGATAATCCAATTCTTATAATGGGCGTCATCGATGTTGTTGAGCACCTCTAGCTTATAGCGCAAGAGAGTGTCTTCTTTGGTAGTGCCCCACACATAGAAACATCGCCCGGGCTTGAGCACGCGGAAGCATTCTTCTGTCCATTCGCGACACCATTCAAGGTAAGCATCTTGGTCCTTCCATTGGTTGTCCCATGAGTCGGTGATAATTTCAAAATAGGGAGGGTCTACACAAATCAGATCTACTGATTCATCCTCCAGAGTCTTCAAATACTCCATGCAATCTTGATGTTTAAGTGTAATAGTCATATTAGAGGCGCCCGAGTTCGTTATGTAGTTGTTCAGTAAGAGCTTCTAATTGAGTTCTCGCCTGTACCATAAAGTCCCGATATTTGATATTCTCCGCAGAATGAGACACCTCGTAGGCATCTAGAATAGCCTGTGCGAGACCCTCTTCCGTCACCCGATATTCCGCAGCCCAATTGGTGCGAGAGGGATTGCTAATTCCCATACATTCAAACGGGTTGTAAGTATGCTGGCCTTTTTTACGGAGGGCCTTCTGTACCAAGTAGTGGGGGGGCACCACATAATAGTCTCCTCCGGTGCGCCCCACATGCACCAGATACTTCCACGGACGCACTTGATTCCACGCCTTATTTTTGGCCTCTACGAAAGCGCCGAACATGCGCGCGTGGGTGCTCCTAAGATCTCCCCGCGGGTCATTGTGTCGTACGTCGTCGCCCGTTAAAAATTCAATAAATTCGGCCAGAAATTTCTCTAAGCCTTTTCCTTCAAATGTAATCCCCATTACTTCTCCTCTAGTGATGATTGTACCACGGATGTGTACTTGATGCAATAACAATATTTTTGTTCATAGCTCGTTTGAAACACTCCGTAAGATACATTGATTTTTTCTTTTACCTTTGATTTTACAAATTCGGTAATCTGTTTGAAGAGAGACCCATCTGTCTTTAGGTCTTCCTCATTGATACCATAGTAGTATACCACATCACGCGGCACTGTCAAGTCATAAAACCATTTTTCTGTGCCGGCATCTACGTCCATGACGCCTACTGTGGCGATGCGGGCCAAGGAGGAGGGCTCGATAAAGTTACCGAGGACCGGCTTTGAGTGACGAAAAATGTTCAACATGTGAAACGTGTTAACCACGGCCTGATTCAGGATATCAAAGTATCCGAGAATTGGTACTTCCCCCACTCCGCGCTCTAGACAATTGTTGTCGAGCAAATAAAGCATTTCCAGGCGTCCTGAGCGCGCGTACTCTTGTAAAACATTGCGAGTGACGCGCTCCTGCATCTTCTGATGTTCGCTTAGAAGGTCCGTATCGGGCTGGATATAGAGGACCGTAGGGGAACGATGGGCGAACTGCTCTAAGAGCCTCAAAATGCCTCCAGAGATGTCCCCTGCGCCGCAGGTAACCACATATAGAGGGCCCTCTTCTAAAGCCACGCGGCGCTTCAGCGAGGGGAAGGCCCTATCATACTCCTCATGTGAGGAGCGTTTCTTAATGGTGATGTCTGCGTCTTGGTGGACGTCCACTCCCCATGTATTATACTGAGGAAATTTAGAGAAAGCTTTGGCTATTTGGCATCCTGCTTGTCCGAGGCCAATAATGTTCATTCCTCTGCGACCCACTCCAAGATGTAACCCATTTCAAATCCGCCGCGCAGAATACGCTTGGACGTAGATTGGGATATAATTTCGCTGTCCTTCAGTCCAAGGCGATCGCAGATAAAATGAAAGATCTCCATAATATCGGCAGCCTCTTCGGCACACGGGTTCTCGACGAACTCCTGGACTTCCTCTTGAAGCTTCTTCATGGCGTAGTCCTTGAGGAGATCGCCCCTTACTTGGCTCACCGAGAACTCCTTTCCGTCCTCCTCGATGATCTCGGGGATACGATCCCTGACTAGCTTCTGGTAAATCTTGTTCATAGTTTTAATTCCTTCATTTCTCCGAGGTTTCTCCCAGCGGAGACGTTAACCTTGAACATATCATACCGTGTTTTCCTGAACGTGTCAAGCAAATTCAACAACTCATTTCGATCTTCGTCGGCGAGGTCGATATACACAGCGTCGTGGATAAGAAATGCGATGTGGCTTTTTCTCCCCTTCAAAAGCTCATAGACTTTGTAAGCCTGTTCGTGCACCATATCAATTGTGGTGCTTTGAACGATGTAATTGAGAGCATGGTGCTCGTCTACATTCTCTATTGTTCTACCATAATCTGTCTCAATTTTACAGCCATCCCAATATTTGTCTTTAACTGTCTCTTTATCATAAGCCCGGTTAGAAAGAAAATCTTCTGACTTAGAATTATACATCCAAGCAAAGATTCTCTTCTTTGCATCTTCTCTCGATCCAATGCTGCGATAAATATTCTTGCGGTTCCATTCGTGAATGTCGATCTGTGGTTGTTCTTCTCCGGTGAGGGCGATAAGTGTCCTCAATTCTGCTGCGTTGAAATCGAACTCAACAAACCAGTCGTTCTTCGGTTTAACACATGCACGAAACTCTTTGTTCATCGTGAGAATCGGGAAACTGTTGGGACTTGTAGCAAGCCGGCCAGTAACGGTGCCCCATGGATTGTAATCACACACAGGCCGTACTGTCTGCGTGGTGCGATGGAAGTTCTGCCCCCGGACGGAACTAAGCAAATGGTGAATAGGGCCCAGATCTATATTCAAAGACCGTCCCCTAATATCCTGAAGCATGTCCACCAGATTATACATAAAATCATAGTTCTTGGGGCGTTCCATAGTTGTTATTACGTGCGCGGTAATCTTCGACATCGTCTCAAGATATTGATAAAGAAAATATTGAGGTACCATATCATACAGACAATTCTCCTCCAAGGAGAGACGACTGGTGTTGAACGCACGGAAGCAAGCTCCCAAATGATCTTTAATAACTTGCCAATGTTCCCTCAAGTCCGGAGGGCATACGTCAGTTAGGGACGCACCCTGTGCATAGAGGCGCCCGATATCGTAAGAGCCATCACTGTGCAGATGCGGAGAGTAGTCCCAAGTGGTCCCCTCTAGGGGTACCGGTACTTGAGTACTAATGATGCCCTCGGAGTAGTAGCCTTTACAATCGGACTTATAGTCCAAGGGCTGAAAGATCATGGGAACCTCGCTTTCTATAATAATTAGATGATGCCGGGGAGTAAGTTACGCTACTCGCTATCCGGGAAGGCCGTCGCCAAGTTCTGCAGGCTGTAAACATAAGGAGAATATACACTATTTATATATTTTACAGCATTTTCCATCTTTGTCAAGTTATTATTCAGCTGATCTCGATATCGTTCGTAAGCATAGGAGCGCACCTCTTCGGGGTTGACTTCGGTTGTGGATGCTTCAGCTTGTCGTAGTTCAATATAAAAATCAAGCATAAACTTATCGGTGAGTACTTTCTCAATTCCTATATTATTGACAGGGGGACGCATCTTAGTGATCTTACGCAGTTGACAGTTCTCTTGGAAGTGGGTAGCCCCCGGAGCGGTCATTCGCGGCGGGAAGACTTCAGCATAAGGCTTACGGTAAATGAGACTATTATAGCCCTTAATAAACGTCTGACGGAGACGATCAATATCAGTGCGCCAGGTAGGGGTGTAAAAAGACTCAAAAAACGTATCTTTAGTGACCGATTGGGGGCTGTCGCCAACATAAAAATATTCCAAATTCGGCAAAAAAGCACTGCTGAAGATGTCGGCCCAGAGAATCCAGGGGGCATCGCGATTTATAACAAAGCCAAACTTTTTCGCTACCTTGGTATAAAAATCATAGTTCGGATCACTCAAATAATTGACGTATTTATAATTATCATCGCCGCAATCACCCTTATCGATACTAATGGCAAGGCCACTAGAGAAAGGGCTGACGGCCGGGGTAAGCAAAAAGTTGGTTTGGGTGACAGGATATGTCCTCACCACTCCCAACAAATAAGATTTGTAGTCTTCCACAAAAGAGGGAAAGGCCAGCACCTTTTCATTCTGTTCGGGTGTAAAAAGATCATAATAAACCTGATACACTCCCTCTAAATAGCTATTATACTTTTCTATAGGGCTGACATATGCCTGGTGGGCTTGAATGTCATACATTTTGGGATTGCCGCGGTCGGTTGCAACTCCCATAATATTCGCTTTGCGCATATGTTGTGCAAAGGCCTCGAATGCTCGCACAACGGGGCCCAGAGCAAAGAGGTTGGGAACACTCGCAGCGCGAATGGGCTGTAAAGCGGGGCCCGTGGTGTGAATTGTGTTTTGTGAGCGGTCTACTTTGCCGTAGAGTTGTTTATCATACCATAGTTCAATGGGCCACGCCGCATTGATGGGGTAGATTTTTTCTAAATAAAGAGAGCGTTGATAATAAAGCGCAAAGGACGACAAATTATTGGTCCCGATTGGGTTTATCAGGTCGTTAGGGGTATAGTCAAATGAGTCTGTCATGGCTTACCCCTCTCCAGGATCCGGGACACCAGCATCGATCGTGTCTTGGACTGCGTCTTGTTTCGCAGCATTCTCGCGCCAATGACGGAAGCCTGATATGGCAGCCTTGCCGAGAACGGCCAGTCCACTCCCGGCAGGGCCTGTCAGGAGGAATAATTTCTCCGCGCCCTCGAGCTTGAGCTCCCCGGCTGCGAATTCTTCCGCGACGGCGCCGACAACAGAAACAGCATTGTCCCCCGCGTCTCCCACTATGAGGTCCCGCTCTTCGTCAGAGATAGTCTGAGGGGTCCAGCTAGGAGTAATCGCCATCTCACTATCCAAAAATTGGACCGACACAGCGTTGGAGTTTTCGTCGAAATCAATTCCCTCCTGAAGCGCACGAATCTTAACGTCATAGCCCGCATCACTAATGGTATGGTCCACAGACGTAACCAGATAGTACCCGCTAATGCCCAATAGGCGTGATAATGTAGGATCTCCCATGACCATTGTAGGGTCCACATAAATATATTGGCCGTTCTTATAAAGTGTGTTTCCAATCAGTTCCAAATTAACGCTGTAGAGTTCTCGGAGCTGGGTGGCATCGAGGGCCCCCTGTTTTTGGATCTTTGCTTCTCGCAAGTACGGCTGGTCTTCTCTCTGAAAGTTGATACTTTTAACAATACTGCACGCAGATCCCACATAGTGATGATAAATACCCACTTTGAGGTCAGCGTCAAGGTTGCCTCTCCGCGACTTGGGTTTTGAATCCGTGGAATAAATAATCATCGCAGGTACAATGTTCTTTATGCTAGTGGCCGCCATTGACAGCGCTGCCTTACGGAGGGCCAGTTGGTTTACGGTCACCCTTTTTCCTGGTTTAATAGAATCATGCTTACGAACTTCAATCTTTGCAGCATCAAAGCGAATATCAAACTTAAGAGAGTTTCCAAAGCAGTCTCCCCGCAAAGCGTTAGATATCAACTGGGAACATACATCCTTTACAAAATATAAAAAGTAGTAATTATCTCTATCTTTCTTGATGACATTGTCTTTAAACCATACGTTAAAAGCATCCAGGGAAATAGGAATATCACCAATATTTATAATATTTTGAAGTTTCGTAATGTTCTTAAACCGCAGGGGGTCGGAATTACGCAACGCGGCAATAAATTTAGCATCGTTCAATTTATCCGTACACAGTACTTCGGCCAAGTTCTTTACCTGAAAGGCGAGGAGCGGGTTGAGCAATTCAATTTCCGACATGAAGAAAAGAAACTTTTCACCGTCCTCGTAGCCGGGTAAAGTCTCCAGGATAAGATCCAATAAGTCACCCAAATAAAAATAGGGAATCATGATTGTTTCATTATTAAGAGAAAAGTTCTTGAACCTTGCCGCATTATTGACTGCGTGTTTTTCTAATTCTGATTCCTCTTTTGTAGGGTCTTTACTGGTTTTGGTCACCGCCTCGAGGAGAGTTGTATCAAACGTATTATTAGCGCTCGTACTTTCCATATCCACATTGAAGAAACCTCGCTCCGCTTCGTTGGGGGACAAACGTCGCTTGGCTCGTGCGGCTCTTTGTGTGGGCGTCATGTCCTTCCACGGAGGTATCAATAACTCGACCGGCTGAACTGCGATATTGTAAACTTTATTTTTTGTATATAATTTTTCCAAGAATTTCTTATATTTAAAGTTGCGATCCTGAACTTCAAGCGTCTCGATTTCTCCGAGCAGCTCTTCAATACGCGAGTCTTTGTCTGCGGCCCGGGCTGCAGCACGGGAGTCTGTGCCGCCTCCGAGCGCGAAGTCGGTAGGTTTGTTTTTTTCCGCCTCGATCTTCTCCTGATATCCCTTAATTTCCTCTTGGAAAAAGGTCTTATCATTAGCCAAAATATTAGCTCTTTCTTCCTTCAAGATACCCGACAGGGCGGCTTGATACTGAATGTCTAATTCTACTGATCCATCCTCCTTAAAGTTAATCAAGTGGCGAGTTTGCTGTAGGAATAAGTGCATTTGTGTGTTGCGAAGCGCTTCTGTGAGCAGTGTGCCCTTGGTTTTGTTGGTGCCGCCCACCTTTTCACCGAATGAGGGAAAGGCAGACGCAAAATTAGGAGGCATATTCCACCCAATCCGGGCGGAGATTCGGAAATTCGCTCCCTCGTATTCTTCATTAATGTTGTTGCGTAACATACCACAATTCTTGGGCTTTGCTGTGATGCTTGTACCGGTCTTGTTCTTGCGAACAATTTCCGAAGCTCGAGAAGAGATGATAAGGTCCAGAGGGGACGCCTCTTTCTGGCCGGCGGCCAACTGTCCTTGAAAAAGATCCTGAATAGATTGGAAATAAAACTTCATGTTGGCCGTAATATTATTGTCCACTTCTGCTGGCTGCACTCCTGCCAGTGACCAGTTGAATGATTGGAGTCCATATCCCTTTGCGCGGCCGCCTTGAGCCCCCAGCAGACTGTCGATATCGGCCTGATCTATAAAATTGGGAATATGTAGCTCTTGTTCCCCAATGGGTTTCGTCGGATTGTCTTTAGCATAGTCGACACGATAGATCTTGATCGAGGGCTCCAACAGGGCATATGCCTCCGGGCACAGGCTCATAAGTTGACGCACTTGAGCTGTTTGTCCCCCGTGATTGATACGCGATAATACGGTGCCGGGGTCATTGCCGGTGGATAGTTTACTAACATTCTTATACTTAGGCGCGCCCTTAGAGCCGTCGCGGCGCAGATCAGAAAGATGCACAATGTTCTCAATTAAAAAACACTGAAAGTCAAAAGGAGACAGATTGCGAACAGGGGGTGGATCGGGAATCGCGGGGCCTCTAATTGCGGCATGGATTGGATCCTCCAGTTCTTTTTTTACACGGGCGTACTCCAGACCCAAAGCTTTCGGAAGGGAGGCCGCGATGCTGTGTGCCTGCTCGTCGACGCACTCTTGGGAAAAATATCCCATCGCCTCTGCGTACTCTTTTAATTTTTCAAAGGCCTGCGCATAGAGAGAGAACCAGCCGGTATTAGTGCCGCCGTCCTGGACAGGGTGGGTGGCCTGGTTGAGCTTGTTCCATATTATATTCTTGGCTATACCGCCGGAGAAGGACATGACAAAGTCATTTATAAAGTCCGCAGCTTCCGGCCAGGCCCCTTCGTTGCCCCAGAGCCTCTTCCACAATATCCCAAGTGCCTTCAGTTGTGAGGACCCGGGCTTCCCCTTATCGAGCCCGTCGAGGGTCACGGCTTTTACATATTTAAGAATTCGACCAGGACGAGGGTCGTCCCAAGGTTCATTGAAGAGTCCTTTATTAAACACCCCAACCTTCTTCGTGGACTCGCTGGTTGAGGCTGTTCTGGTCTTGAATTGCCACACATGAGAGGAAAGAAATTTTCCATGCAGGACTCCGGATGAGGTACCATTGTTCATGACCCGCTTTTCGTTCGGCTGCGCCGCGGTGCGTGTTCCCACAAAACTATGGGTATACCCGAAAAACACACTTTCCAGCGCGTCAGTGCGCTCTTTAACTTTGTCTATCCGGAAGAGGGTCTGGCTGATTGCCTTCTTGACTTGCTCCTTTTCAAGAAGGTCCAGATCTCTATAGAGGCCGCTGCCTTCTTGGAGAAGGCCCAGATTCTTGAACTCCGTTCGAACATTTTCCTCCAAATAATATGTATCGGGGTTCGACACAACGTCCTCATAGCCCAACTCTTCGCACAGGAGTTGGGCCCAGTCTCTGACCTGTTTATGAAGCTTCTCTTTTCCGGGGTTCCCTTGTGCCGCAGGGGGAGCGGGCGGGAAGATCATGTCATCCATGTCTTACTGCTCCAAATACTGAACGATTCGTTCCAGCGGAAGGGGAATGTAGATAACGTCTCCCACTTTTACATCGGCTTCAGTGGGGCGTTGGTTATAAAAGGCGATAATCCACCAATGGTCGGTGGTTCCGTAGTATTGAGCAGATAACTTATAATAGCGGTCACCCGTCTTCCATATATACTTGATGCGTGTGAGGTTCTTAATCTCACTTATGGAAGGATATTTCAGGCGCGCAGTATCATACTGTTGCATCTTGCGCAAGTTGCGCTTTTCCAGCAACTCGGCATAAAGATCATCATCATTTATTACGATGCGTCGATTGGCATAACGATTGCTCATGAATTATTCTCCCAAAGCCTCGGACTGTGCGGCGTCGACCTCGGGGGCCAAGTTACGCAAGCTGTCATTGGAGTGCCCCACCGACTCTCCAGCGCTGTTAAATAGCTCATCGCCCGGTGCGACGCCCGAAGCGGGGTCGATTGCTACATTGGGCATGTAGGGGAATTGAAGGTTGGTGCTATCTGTGCCCCCAAAGCGCCCATCATTCCACCCCATCAAGTGAGTGTGAAGTACATTGAACTGTAAGCTGATGCCTACCGTTTTAGGGATGAAGGAGGATGATTTGCTCCGACGGTTGCGGACTCCTTGCTTTTGTTCAGCCACATGGGCTTTAGCTGCATCGCTCATGGCAGCGGGAATTGGGCGCGCTAGTTCTGCGGCAGCGTTGTTGGTCTGTACAACCCCAGGATCAGTCAAGAAGCCACCATCGGCCACATTTGGAGAATAAGTAAAACCATTGGTATAGCCATAAAGCATTCCTCCATCAGCGGTTCCCTTGTTGCTAATCAAATTGGTCCATTTAAAGCCCAGGAGAGGGCCACCGGACAGAGTATTCTGAGCCTCTCTTTCGTTCCCGGTGTATGTGGGATATAAGAAACGTATAAACTTAGAGATGTTGTCTAGATTAACTCGGGCTTCAACCACATTAGCCGCCACCACATCAAAACCTAGACTAATTGAACGAGAGGTTCGCTGAAAGGTCGCAAGGGGATCCATACGCCCATAAGTGGGAGTCTCATTCCATAACGAAGTATACTGATCGTCAAACTGTGTAACCCAACCGGGAAATTCAACAGTCTCGCCGGTGGGGATATGCTGAAACTTGATAATGTATTCACTGTGTGTTAAAAGACCTGGGAATTGCATGCTATTTCTCCTTACGCCCCCGCATAGGGTCCTAATACATTACGTGCCCGGGGCGAGCGAAGGGACTTGATAACCAATTCTTCAATCTTTTCGCCAGCTATGCTGACTGCTAGATGTGTGTCCCCACTCTGACCATCCGGTAACTTACCTAGTGTAGTACTCACCTTTTCCATCGCTTTTGTGAGCCGTTCTGTGGTCGAGGCGCTTGAGATGTTTGCCGCCGAACCCAGTTCAGCCAATTCAGGGCCTCCTTCACCTACAACAGCCACGGAGGATGAGCGCGGAGACCTCGCGGCGCCGGCAATATGGCGCCCGCCGGCTGCATAACCCTTCAAGCTGCTAGGTTTCGAGAGGTTGCCTTCCTGCTCGCCCGATGCGCCTGTAAGAGATGCCACCCCGAGGCCCCCCAAAACAGCCAATGCAACAGCCGCGGCTGGTGCCAGTGGGGTCATCAACAACAACCCGGCCATGGCGGTCCCCGCAAAGATAGCAGTGCTGCCAAACTCTCCCATAGTGCCCGATGCTTTGCCCAGCCAACTTATCGCCTTAGCTAAGTTACTAATCATGGGCTTCAACACATTTGTTACAAACGGTTCAGCATCAATGATGAGTTCTCTAAAAGCGTTTTTCAGCTCGTCCGTAATACTCTGCATCTTGGTGGCCTGCTCCGCGGCATCCTTCATACTCATCGTACGCTGGTCAAGCTCCTCATTGCTCTCTGAGAGCATTTTGCGGGTGTCCTCGGCGGACATTCCCAAGGCATCAGCAAAAGCCATTACCTCGGCTCCTGAGAGGTTCTCGGCTGAGATTCCTGCTTGGTCAATAGCAGACTTCATCATGCGGATGCCTTCGACCGGATCCTCCATCGCTGCATTTAGCATATCGATCGAGTTTAGGAAGGGGCCGCCCATGATGGCGTTGAGGCGCCCGACAGATGTACCAGCTTGATCAAAGGTTTTGAATTGATCGACGAAGCC